TGGACATCTTGATGATGTTGGCCACGGTCTCGATCTCCATGTTGTGAGTCTCGGCATAGTGTACCGCCGCGTCGATGTAGTTGAGCTCCTTCTCGAGGACCAGCTTCTCGATGCCGCGCAAGATCTCAGAAGAAGATCTCATGGTCTTGAGTTTGACCTTCATACGAGACTCCAGCTCCATCACTTGTTCTTGACGGTGTGAAGGTTGAGGGCCGCGCCGGCGAGGGTGGCGCTGAGTCCGGTCTGACCCGATACGGAGATCGGCTGCAGGGTGACGGACTTCTTCATGCCGCCCACGAGGGCGTTGACACCGACGCCGATGGCGACAGTGGCCTCGGCAGAAGCGCCGAAGTAGTTGCCAGCGAGGGCGCCCTTGCCGAGCTTACCGGGAGCGAACACGGCCCAGACGATCGTCTGGTTTCCGGTGACTCCGAGGTCCAACCCGAGCTTGGAGATGCTGCCCTTGTAGTGCTCGGTCTTGCCGTTCCCGCGATAGACGCAGATGACGTCCTTGCTCGAGCCGATCAGGTAGCCGACTCCCGGATCGACGTCGCACGTCAGCGTACCGACGTTGATGCCGCCCGAGGCGCTGGCCGGAACTGCGGCAGCGGCCAAGAGACCGAGTGCGACGAGGGTGTGTTTAACGAACTTCATTCATAACTCCTATTGTTAAGCGTCTTTCTTCGAAACGAAGGCATTGAGAGACTCGGCCGCCTTGATGACGTCCTCGACTGAGACTGTCGGAATTTTTGGGAATGGTAACTCAGATCTTGCAGCATGCCAGTCGTTCTCTAGGCGGATGCGCTCATTCATGGCTCGCTCGTTCTCGATCTCTTGGGCGAGCTTGAGCAGCTGTAGTCGAATCTCGAAAGGATTCATCGTAGTCTCCTGTGTCTGTGTTGAGGGGTGGTGGGTTTATTCTGTTTCCAAGTCAAACCCACCGAAAACTCATGTCAGGCCGCTAGGGCGAGACGAGGAGCAACGTTGTCGTTGGCCTCTGTGGTTTTGCGCTGTAGAGTCAGTCGCCTCACTACCGTCTCCAGTCGCCTATTGCACGCCTGTCGATCCTTGTTCGCCCCCATCAAAGACACAGGCTGTAGCTGTTCACTACTAGGGAATTCCAGCCCTCTGGTATGTGCAGAATACCGTACTTGCCACCCTGCTGCATCCTGTGTCTGTGGTGGAGGCGGCGGGTACTGCCCCCGCGTCCAGATCGTCTTTGAACTTCCTTCATCGACGGTGATGTATTTATACCACACCCCTTCGGGAAAGTACAATACTATTTTAGTAGATTGCCCGTGACGTCGGCCTTGCCCTTACCGCCCTTGATGCTGCCGTCCTTCAAGAACTGGATGCACCCGTGCTTCTCTAAGTAGGCAAAGGCTCCCTCGATTCCTATGAGCATGCCGTCGCTCTTACCGTCCCTCTTACCCATTCTGTAGTTGAAGTACGCGCACGCGCCGAATGCCGCAATGATCGCCACTATCATCCATGGTTCTAAGTACATCGGTCACCTCTCGTCTGGTTTACGGTCGCCGATCATCTCTCGGAACCTCTGCTGCGTGTAGCCGTATTTAGCGTGAAAGCCCTTGAAGTAGTCCCTGGTCATGTCCACGTAGTCGTCCACTCTCTTCTCGAACACCTGCATGGAGAACGGCGAGGCGATGAGGATGGCGAACTTGTCAACCGTGTGGCCGCGCTCCCTGAGCATCATGGAGTAGGTCGTGGCCTGTAAGAAGTAGTTCTCGATCCACTCCTCCCTCTTCTCCTTTGAGGAGCTCTTGAAGTCTACGACGGCCGGAGAACCATCGAAAGTACAAAAGAGATCGCAGCGACCAGCGACGCCAAGGTCAATACTATAGAGAGGAAACTCCTGAGCGTATACGACTCCGACCCTCTCGGTGAGGACGGGTCGGAGCTTGGCGAAGAGCTCGAGCTCTTCAGGAAAACTAGAGGCTCTATATTGAGGGTCGTTGTCGAGGAATCGCTCGCACATCGTATGAAGTCGCGTCCCGATTGCAGCTGCCCTTCGCCCGATCCTGTCGGCCTCTTCGACTCCGACTCGCTGTCTCCATTCATTCAGAGAATCCTTCTTTCCGTCGCCCAGAGCGTGAGTCACCGACGGGAATAGGATCCCGTCGGCGTTCTCGTAGAGTCGGATGTTGTCTAGGGTATAGCAGCGAAAGTCTTCGAACTGCTTCGGCTCGTGCTCGAAGTTATGAGTAGCCGAGGTTTGTCTTAGCGATGATATAGTCACGTACCAATCCTGATCTGACGATGTCGTCCTGTTCAAATTCAATATAACCGAAGTTGCGTAATTTGTCAACGATGTCCATGAATCTAATCAACCCGCTCTTGTCCTCGCTCTTCTGGAGATCGGACTGTCTGAAGTCCCCGCAGAAGACGATGCGGCAGTTCTTTCCCACGCGGGTTATGACCGAGTCGATCTCGTGGAACGTCATGTTCTCCACTTCATCGACGATGATGACGGAGTCGTTGATTGTGGTTCCGCGGATGAACGAGGTGGTGATGAAGTTCACCAGCTTCTTCTGCTTCAGTACCTCGTACGCGTCGCCCCTGCCGAAGAGGTCCTGTGCGATCGGGAAGTACGGCATCTCATAGGCCTGGGACTTCTCTCTCTGGTTACCTGGTAGAAAGCCCATATCGCGAGTAGGAACGACAGAGCGAACGATAGTGACATTGTCATAGGCTTCCCTGTTGATTACGTCGTTGAGCGCGAGGTACATGGAGATGTAGGTCTTACCGGTGCCGGCCATACCGTGGAGCATGAGGTTCTTACCGGAACGGTACGCTTCGAACGTGCGTCGTTGGTTCTCCGTGAGGGGCGAGATCGACCTGAGCTGCATGTTGCCCAGGCTGTGCCTGCCGTGTTTCTGTTCTGGTGGAGGGAGTATTCCCTTCTTCCTGAGATTCTTTCTCTCTTTCCTGCTGAGCGTGAGTGGTTGTTCTTCGTTTATTAGCCCCGCTGAACCGAACATGAGACTCCTAAAAATGGTTAGAGTTGAACTGGTCACCTATCCATTCTAAAACGTGTTGATGGCGGACTTTGACAGACCCTGCGAGTGCTTCTTCTTCATGTCCTTCAGCAGGTCACGGAAGCCGTTGTCGGGTTTGTTCTTCACTCCCTTGATGGACATACCCGTCGGATCGAGCAGCGGTGTCGGTACCATTACTTGCTCTACCTCGGGGTTGCTCTTCAAGAACTCTGCGTGCTCTGACATGGACATGAACTCGGTCCACTCTCTACCGGTGCTGTCTCTGAATGTATAGCTAGGCATCAGCTGTCCATGTCCCTCTCTTCTCTGAATACCCGCTTCAACTGACGGGTAAATTTCTCGGCCCTCTTTGCGTTCTTGGTGTCGACGTCGTCTTCATCGAAGTCGTCGTCGAACTTTCTCGCGTTCTTGTGATAGCTCTTGCTCATAGGATCGGCGTCTCTTCACTGGTCAAGCCGGGAAATACTTCCTCGACGAACTTATGGGTCATCCCCTTGTACGGGATCTTCTTGTCCTTTACCGACTCGAGCAGGGCGGCCTCGGTCGGCGCCAGGCTCTCGAGCAGCTGGATGAAGAGGAACTCTCGCCTCACCGGCTTGAGGTTCGGGTTGCCGCCCTCCACGAAGAGGTACAGGCGACGCGCCTCGTTGTAGAGGTTGCCCTCCTGGTCGAGGTACTTCGTCGGGTTGTACGGCACCTTGCCCTCGGGCAGCAGCCACTTGATTCGAGGGTCGTACGCCCACTGCAGGACCTTCAGTAGTACCGGGTTGGCGTTGTTGCGGAGGAACTGGATCCTCTCGTCTTTCACTGAGATCTTGGACGCCTCTTCTAAGATCTCTGCCACGCTCTTGCGCATATCAATGCTCCACTAGAAGTCGTTGAGGACTTCCATTAAGTTTCTCAGTTTGTTTTGGATGAAGTAGTTGAAGAGCTTGTCGCGCTTCTTGCCGGACTGTGCGCTGAGCTCAGCCAGGATGCGCTCCTTGATCTCACCAGGAATGTAAGAGAAGTCTACCAACTGCTGGTTTCTCTTGTAATTACGCAGCATCGCATCGTCGCAGAACTCTTCCGGCTGCCTACCGAGATAGGCGTCGATCTTCTTCTGCGTGAGGGGCTTCTGTCTCTTGCTCGTCACAAAGGTGTCGTCGTCAGAGAGGAAGTTCGGGATACCGTCGCCGGAGTCCCCCCTCATGATGTGCTCCTGGACGTATTTATACGGGTCGTCCGCTCTGATCCACTTCTTTCTGACCGGATCGAACTGGTCCACGTTCTTGTACTTCTGGAGCTGGTTGAAGTCCTTGTCCCCAGAGAGGATTAGGATCTTCTCGTTGGAGTTCATGGAGTACTTCTCACAGAGAGTCGCGATGATGTCGTCGGCCTCGGCTGTGTCCACCTGGATCGTGGGGTACGGGAAGACCTCCTTCAGCTCGGTCCTGATCTTGTTCAGGGCCTCGAAGATGGCGTTCCAGTCCAGCTCCGACTTGTCACGGGCCTTCTTGCGGTTGGCCTTGTAGTACGGGTAGACCTGACGGCGCCAGTAGTTCTTGTCGTCGCAGGCGATTACCATCTCGCCGTACTCCGACTTGAACTTGGTCCGGTACGACCTGATGGAGTTCAGGATCATGTGACGGAGGATGTTCTCCTCGACCTCGGTGTTGGTGTGGTTGCCCAGCTGCACCATGAGGTTGGAGATCATGACCTGGTTGAGGTCGAGTATGATCATGATACGATCTTCTTCTTCATGAGGATTGACTTGAGCAGGGCTTCCCACGCGTGCTTCTTGACGTCGACGTTGTAGAACCGGTCGGCAAAGATCTTCTGTCCGATCAGAGTGTCCTCCAGGACCTCGCTCATGTCGCGGACGGAGTTCACGGCGCCGTCGAGCATCTGGTAGAAGTTGTTGAGGTGGTCCTGCTTGTTGTCCTGCCACTGGTACATCCAGGTGTACTGGGATGCGGTCTCGTAGAGGGCGCCGTAGTTGGGGTGGACGCACAGGCACTCGGCGCTCATCGCCTCCATCAGCGCCATGCAGGACGTCTCCATCCAGATGTTCGGGTACGCGAAGATGTGGGACTTGGACAGGGCCTCGCGGACGACCTCGTTCGGCTGGGCCCCGTGGTACGTCATCTTCGGGTGATCCTTGATCATCTGGAAGAGAGGCTCGTACGGCCTGTCGCGCTCTGACCACCCGTAGATGGAGAACGAGGAGAAGACGTCGAGGTGTACGTCATCGTGGTGCTTGGCCAGCTCGGTGAAGGCCGGGACGAGGAGCTCGAGGCCGCGGTGCGGGGTCGTGTGGTAGATGACGTTGATCCGGTCCTTCGGCTTCTTGTCGAGGGCCGACGGCACCGGCTCGATTGCGTTGGTCAGGACGCAGCACTTGTACCACGGGATGCCGTAGTACTGGATGTAGTTCTGCATCTGCCAGTTGGAGACGAAGATGAGCCGCTCGAACTTGTTGTAGCCGCCGTTCTTCAGGTGATCGGACGCCGGGTCGCCTGGAAGGTCCTGGAGCTGGAGCAGCTGGATCTTCGAGGAGTCGACCTCGCCGACGCGGGACACGTGGATCTGGAAGTGCTCGAGCATCTTCGGGTCGATGCGCTTCTCCAGCCTCTCGGCCATCAGCTCGCTCCCGCCCCTGGACTTCTTGGTCATGTCGATGTTGTTGTAGGCGAAACCCATATCAATTTTCCCTGATGGTGATGGACTCGATGGAGTCGATGCGGAA